GTTTCAAACTAAGTTTTTAGGTATAAAACACGCAAAATGAGGCCGATTTCAAAGGAAATAAAAGAAATGCAGGGCACGTTTGAGCCTTCTAAGGAGGGTTTAGAGCCAGTTCAGTTCAACCAATACGAGCGGAACCCGTCTGCTCCGGCAGGCTGGCCGCCACATATCCAAAAGCATTGGAGCGACCTATGTACGGACCTCAAAAAGGCAGGGTATCTGATGCGGGCTTTTATGCCGGGTCTGGTGTCCTATTGCTTTGCGATCCTTCAGCGGGACGAGGCTCAGGAAAAGCTAATGTCAGAAGGGTTTGTCATCACCAAAATAACGACGGCAGGCACCGCAGATGTACCTAGTCCGTGGCTTACTGTGCTGGCGCAGGCCAATAAAGAGATCGCCAACTTCGGCGCTAAGTACGGGCTTACCCCGCTAGACGTTCAGAAGATTCCAGCCATTGAGAAGAAGCAAGGGACCGAAATGAGCCTGTTAAAGTAAGGTGACCGCAGTAGAAAGATTCGAGCAGTTAAAGAAAAAATACCATTACGATGCTAAGGCAGCGGAGGAAAAAATAGCCTTCATTGAGAAGCATTGCAGACACGTAGAGGGCGACTTGTACGGCGAACCTTTAATCCTTCCAGACACCTTTAAAGACGAAATACTTAGGCCAATATTCGGGCTGAAGCGTGACAACGGCAAGCGATTAATCCGCAAGGTTTATATCCAGATGCCGAGAAAGAACGCTAAAACAACCATGATGGCAGCGGTCGAAGCTGCCCTCCTATTCAACGACGGCGAGAACTCAGCGCAGATATACAACTGTGCCGGGGACGACGAACAGGCCGGACTACTCTACGCCGCAGCTAAGAAGATGGTAGAGAATGATCCTGTACTCAGGAAGGCTTCTAAAGTCTTTCAATCGTCGATCACCTACAAGGATTCCTTTATTAAAAAGATCACATCAAAATCCGAAACTAAGCACGGTTTTAACACCCATGCCTGGATCTATGACGAGCTGCACGTAGCGAAGAACAGGGACTTATACGACACTTTAAATACCTCAACAGGTCAGCGTTCCAACCCTTTAGGGATAATGATAACCACCCCAGGAACGGATAAGATGTCGATCTGTTACTATCATTATTCATACTCACAAAAGCTATTATCAGGAGCGATTGAAGACGATACTTACTGGTGCGTTATCTACGAAAGCGACGCCCAGGCTAACATCCTTTCTCCCGAAACTTGGCGTGTAGCCAATCCCTTGTATGACTATTCCGAGAACTTACGGTAAAGCATTGAGGCTGAAGCTAAGGAGGTTGAAAACGACCCGGCGAACGAAAATAGTTTCAGGAGGCTAAGACTTGGACAGTGGACAAGTTCAGAAACCAAGTGGATAAAAACGGAGTACTGGACTTCTCTTACGGGGGATATTAAGCGCGAAGACTTCAGGGGGGAATTTGTTTGGTTGGGGCTGGACTTGTCATCCACTTCTGACTTAACATCCCTGTGCGAGTTGTACTATGACGCTGCAAGCGAAACGATAATTCCTTTCTGGAATATCTGGATACCTGAGAAGGCCGCGACTGATTACGCAAAGAGGTTTAACATCCGGTATGACCTATGGGCGAAGGATGGACACATTAAGATCGTACCCGGAAACAACATCGACTTCACAATGGTGGAGGAAAGGATACTCGAAATAAACGAAACGAACACCATTAGAATGATGGGTTATGATGAGTGGAACGCGAAGGATCTGGCCGCCAGATTGCAGGAAACGCATGGTATCAACGTAGTAATAAACAGGCAAGGCAAGGGGCTTTCAAACGCCCTGAAGAAGACAAAGGAAATGATTACGAACGGTAAGGTACTGCATACGGGTAACCCTGTAGTAACCTGGACATTCGACAACATACTTATAAAAACAGATGATGAGCTGAACATAAAAATAGTAAAGCCTAAAGACGAGAAGAAGATAGATCCGTGGGTAAGTAAGGCAATGGCCGTAAATGAGTGGATGATTGACATCCCTCCTACAAGCGTTTATTCAACTAGAGGGGTAATAAGCATATGAGCGTAAAGTACACTTTTGTTTCCACGGACGGGAAATGTGATATAGTCACGGTTTCCAGAGACCTTCTTCAGAATTGCACACTGACAGCAGAAGGGTTTGAGCAGGTATTTTTTAACGAGGCTAGGACTTCCACGACTTACGTGGAAGCCTATGAGAAAGTAGAGGCCTGGCATGAAGAAATGTTCAACAAGCGGAAATACTCTGATTACAACAGTTTCAGAAATTCCAAAACCCAGAGGATGAAGAAAGAATGATCCACGTTAAAATACCTTACTCAGAAGATAAGAACTTAGGCAGGGCTTACAACATGGCCTTTGAGGACGTAGAAGAACGTGATTGGGTTTGTCTTATCGACCACGATGTGATGTTCCTGACGCCGGACACTATTAGCATGATGCACGAATACACGCGGAGCTATCCAGAGACAGGTATCTTCACTTGTTTTACTAATCGTATCCATCCATTGTCAGCAGATCAGCTTTTAGGCGGTAAGCTATCGGAGAACACAGATATAAAATACCATATCCAGAAGGCGGAGGAGCAGAAGCGGTACGGGGTAAAGGTCACGCCGATCAATCACATCATCAGCGGATTTCTAATGTTAGTCAGCAAAAGAACGTGGCGCGAAATCAAATTCCCGGAACATGGAAAGTGTTTAGGAGTAGATAATGAGTTTTCGCAGCAGATACTAGACGCAAGAAAAAAGATTTACCGCATGGATGGTGTCTATGTCTGGCATACTTACAGGGTAATGAATGGGATTAAACATAAGGAGCATCTGAAGTGAAAACCTGTTATACTGCCATCTTCGGTCCTTACGACGATCTGAAACAACCCAGAAAACCATCAATGGTCAAAGGTTGGAAGATGGTATGCTTCACCAATCAGAATTTTGATTTACCGAAAGGTAACGTATGGGAAATACGCAGGGTGCCCTATGCTGACGACCCCGTAAAAGCGGCGAGATGGTTTAAAATTAACTTCCATCACTGCATTGATACCAAATATTCCCTCTGGATAGACGGCACTTTCATCATTAACGTGGAATTGGACGCATGGTGGAGCAGGTTCCGGGCACCGTTCACAACGATAAAACACCCCTTCCAAAACTGCATTTACAAGGAAATTAGAGCCTGTTTAGAGGCTGAAAAAGGCTGTCCGGATGAGCTTCAAAGTCAATTTGCACGATACAGAGCAGAAAAAGTGCCTGAGAATAGCGGTCTAATCGCTTCCGGGATACTTATGAGGGAAAACCGTAAAGAGGTGATTGATCTGTGCGAAACATGGTGGAAAGAAGTGGAGAACTACAGCACCCGCGATCAGGTAGCCTTCGGGTACGCTCAATTCAAACATCCGGGCGTCCATCACAGTATTGAATGGGACTACACAACACAAACAGAGTTCTTTCACATCCCACACTTAGGCAAAAAATCACGTAGCAGAAGATTAAAAGAGTTCTATGCGCTTAACAGCAAGTAAAGACGAAGATTCAGGCTTATGGAATATCCCACAGCTTGAAAATTGGGAAGACACCCTGAAGGGAATGGTGGACAACTTGAAAATAAACAAGCCCTTTAAGTTTGCCCGCTACGGCGACGGCGAAATCTACTGCATGAAAGGTAAGATCGGCCAGAACTGTGATAACCACACCTACTATCCACAGTTAGGGAACAGGTTAAGACAAGCCATCAACCAGGAGCCGGACTACATGGTAGGAGTTCAGCCCCTTTCAGTCAGCCACATCCCCCAGGACGTAGAGAACTACTTCGCGCACTTCACCAGGCTATACAATGCTGACGTATTACATAACGCAAGTATGGACGGGCAGCTACCTAAGTTTACCGGAGCTTTACAAGGGCGCTACCTTGTCTTAGTAGGTCCGCCACATTTAGCAGACTTCTTCAAAGAGTGCGTTCATATTGTCATCCCTTCCGAAAATTGCTGGACAGAATATGAGAACGTCAGACAGCAAATAGATTTCCACGTTGACGGTATAAACAACGCTGTAGTCCTTTTAGCCTCGTCGATGATGAGCGAAGTATTGATAGATGACTTTGCAGACTATCATCATACCTTTGTAGATGTCGGCAGCGTACTAGACCCATACTGCGGAGTAAATAGCAGAAGATACCATCATAAACTAAAAATATGACATCGGAAGAAGAAAAGGACTTTTACGAATACGTCAATAAGATGAAAGGCGAACTTCCGCCACCGAGCGAATGGCCTGGCGACATAGTCATACCGCACGGCATTTATGGGTATGACCATGAACTAGCCGTCCCCCAATATGGCAAAATCACATTCACCAAAGACATACACGACGGAATAGTTATAGGATGGAAATTAAAGGAGGACAAATGACCCGCACAGACCTACTAAACCATTTAGCAGAGAAGCATAAGCTCACATCGTACCTTGAAATAGGCGTACAAGATCCGGCACAGAACTTCGACAAGATCATTTGCAATGACAAAATCAGCGTAGACCCGGACCCGAACGCTCACGCTACGTTCTGCATGACAAGTGATGACTTCTTTAGTATAAATAGTCCGACAGATAAGATAGACGTTACGACGATTAATCACTTCTACAGCACTGGCGGCCAAAGAGAGTATCTTACCATTGATAGGAGGCGGGATCTCATTTTTATTGATGGGCTACATACAGCAGAACAGGTAAAGAAAGATTTTGAGAATGCTTTGCGATTCCTCTCCCCTAACGGCTTCATAGTATTGCATGACTGCAACCCTCAGAAGGAAGAACATACGATTGTACCACGCCCGAAAGCTACAGGTCATTGGAACGGGGATGTCTACAGGTTTGCGATACTCCTAACGAGCAAGTACGTCACGAATGACCGCGCGGTAACTGTAGACATCGACAATGGGATGGTAGTTTTTAGCGCAGTTCAGCCGTATTACGGCGCAGACCTCTCCGTAAATATTGAATGGTCGGACTTCGACGCCAACCGCAAAGAACTACTCAACCTCATATCCTGGGAAGACTTTATACGAATGCAATAATCTTGCACTAAGACTTTAGTTATAACTCTCACCTTCGTGTATACCAATACCGAAGGTGAATTTTTTTGAGAGGGCTTATGCGAGTTTTATAAACCGCGTATCGTCAGGCGTTGCGGCAGAACTGCGCAGCCTTGAAAATCCCTCTACTTCCCTCTCGGATTTCGACGAAGATCCTCAGTCGATAACAAAAATCAACGTTAGTCCCAATGGTTCCCTTGCCGTCGGGACCGTTTTCGCTTGTGTCAAAGTCATAGCTGAAACAATGGCTATGATGGAGCTAGAAGTTTTCCAGCGCAAAGGTAAAACTAAAGTAGCTGACGTTAGCCACTCCATTTATCCCCTCATCAACCGCGACCCCTCCCCCCTTTATACAAGATTTGAATTTATAGAAACCATTATGACCCACGTATTACTGTGGGGCAATGGTTATGCTAAGATCATCCGCAACAGATTTGGAGAGCCGAAGGAACTAAGAATCCTTTTGCCGTGGGAAGTCACTCCTAAAATGACGGAGCGTAAACGTGTGTTCTATGAGGTCCATTATGACGAAACACACACGCATGAAGTAATCGTAGCCGACAACATCCTTCACTTCAAAAACCTCGGCACTAACGGTCTTGTAGGTATTAGCCCTATCTCTATTCAAAGAGAGAACATAGCCAACTCAATGGCTAAACAACAGCACGAAGGAGCGTTCTACGTCAATGGCGCGAAGGCTTCTGGTATCCTAATGACGCCGGGCAACTTCGGGCCAAAAGAAACAGCCAACGTAAAAGAGAGTTTTGATAAAGCTCATTCAGGCTCAAAGAACAGGTTTAAGACAATCGTATTAGAAGAAGGCGTCAAGTATCAACAGCTCACCATTCCACAGAACGACGCGCAGTTTTTAGAAAGCAAGAAATTCGATCAGACTGAGATATGCGGATGGTTCCGAGTACCCCCGCACATGGTTGCAAACCTCACGGATGCCAACTATTCAAACATAGAGTCACAGGATAGATCCTTCGCCAAGCACACAATGGCACCCTGGACTACTCGGATGCAATTAGAATTAGATCGCAAGCTATTCTTTGAAGAAGAACGCGGCACCTTTCTAACACAATTCAACCTCGACGACATCACCAAAGGCGACATCAAAGCCAGGTACGAGGCGTGGAACACAGGCATACAG